TTTGGTATCTACTCTCTAAGAGCAAGAGGATTCAGAAGAGAATGTTATGACTTTGACCAAGCAACTATTTCTAATGTTTCTTCTACTCCTACTGGTAGAACTATCTTCTCTGTAAGTGGTCTTGGTAGAGAACCACTAGAGCATTATGTTGTTAAGATTGATGGATTTGTAAATACTGATCCAGAGATTGAATACTTTGTTGATGCTGTAGAAGGTGTTACAGTTGGTCCTCCTTTCTCTGCTCAATTAACCTTAGAATCTGGTGCTGGAGGTCCTGCATCATTTAAGAGCATTGCTACTGATCAAGTAGTTTCTCTAGCAAGTTTGGTTGGAGAAAATCTTAAGTTACACAGACCATCTATCGTTAACTCTTCTTCTCATACTTGGGAATATGCTGGTTCTGGTACTACTTACCTTGCTCTACCTGAGAATGGTGGTACTAAGATTGAGGCAAACGAACAGGTATCTGAGGATTATGGTAGAACATACGTTTCTGGTACTGACGAACTTGGAGACTTCAAGGTTGGTACGTTTGCTAGAATTGAGAACAGAACTGGTAACATTACCTTCACTGGTACAGTTACGATCTCTGAAGTTGAATTCTTGAAGTTGAAAGGTGGTGACGTTGTTGTTACTGGTTTCGACGCATCCAATACACTTGGTGGTGCTAACTCCAGTGACTCTAAACTACCTACTCAGAAGGCAGTTAAAGACTTTATCACTAACGCTTTAGGACCTTACATTAACAAACCTTTCTCTACTAACCCAGTTCCTAGAGCATTGGTTGAACTTACTGATTCTGGTAAGATTTCCGAAGATCAAATTCCACCTCTACGTCCTTTCCAAGTTTATACTGTTGCAAACCAATCAGAAAGACTTGCTATTGAAGGAGCATTAGCTGGTGACATTGCTATCCAACAGGATACTACAACTTCATTCATCTTAAACAACGATAACGAAAGTTTATTTACTTCGTTTGCAGTTGACCCAACACTACAATTTACTATTGGTGATGTCTTTACTGGTAGTAATAGTGGTGGTAAGATTCAAGCAACTGAATACAGACAGGGTGTTGTCTTCCAAGTTAACATTACTGACGGTGGATCTGGATACATCACTCCACCTGTTGTAACAGTATCTGGTGGTAACCCTCAAGCTGGTGCAGTAGACGCATTGATTACAACAACCATTGCTAATGGTCAAGTTGTGATTATGAACATTGAATTGTTCAATGGATTTGTTGGTGGTAAAGGATACACTACTCCACCTACTATTACAATCGCTGCTCCTGCAGGATCTGGTACACAGGCAACTGCTACTGCTTTAATTGAAAGTAGATTGTATGGTGACATTGTTAACAACATTAAGATCGTAGACACAGATACAATTCTGTCTAGTGATCTTCCTGCTGAGACAATCAATATCAACCGTGTTGTTAACACATCTGCTGACAATAATAACAACTGGGTATCTCTATCTACTAACCAGATTGCTGCTTCTGATATTACATCAGGTGTTATTTCTACAGCACGTTTAGCATCTAACGCATCTGGTGTTGATAGTGCTGCTAACTCCTTTACATTCTTGAGAGGAGACCAAGCATACGCACCTGCTGTACAGACAATCAAAGGTCCTGAAACAAGATACTTTGCTCAATTAAAAATTCAAGCAAATAGCGGTGCTTCTCAGTTAATCTTTGATTCAAATTCTGACTTCTTAAAAGGTCATGATATTGTACCAATTACTGGTATTCAAACAGATACAAATATTGATGGTGTTCTAACTGAATCTGGTAATACAACTATTACTCTTGATAAATTCATCACATCAACTCTTCCAGCTGGAACAGTTCTAGAATTTAACAGAGGTAAGTCACCACTAACAGTTGAGTCTTCTCAGACAGAAGGTGGTTTCGTTGAAGAAGTTGTTATTCAAAATGGTGGTTCTGGATTTACTGACGGACAATATTTCAATCTACCTCTAACTGGTGGTGCTGGATCTGGTCTAAGAGCAAACATAGTTGTTTCTGCTGGTGCAGTTACTGATGTTACTATTGTAAGTGGTGGTCAAGATTACGGACAGAATACCTCTCAGCAAAATGTTGACTTTATTGTATCGTCTGCTCCAAGTGAAATTGGTGGAGGAACAGGTCTTAATCTTTTAGGTAAGGTCACAACAGTTCTTCGTCAGTATGCAAACGTCACAATTGACGTTGACAGAGTTAGTGATCTAACTACATCTGGTGATCCATATGGAACTCTTGGTGTTGCTAGATTCCTCAAACAACAATTCTTAATTGGTGAAGCTGGAAACGGTTCTGTTCAAATCAATACAGGTCCTGATTCTGGTCTTGATGCTGATACACTTGATGGAGCACAAGGTGCATTCTATCTAAACTCTGGAAACCAGAATGCTGGTACTCTACCAGTCAATAGACTATCTGGTACATATGATATCAATATCTCTAACCAGTCTGGTAGTACATTAAGACTTAAGTCATCTACTAACTCACCAACTGGTAACCCATCACCTGATGAGTTCTCTGCTGGTATCATTGCTGATACTAAGAACAACTCTGCTGATGGTCTAGCTGATGGTGGAACAAGGCATATGGTTCTTACCCTCAGAAATGGTGGTACTGACTTTGATGCTACATTTGGTGGTGTAAGACAACTTGCATTTACAGATGCTAACGCTGATGTTGGTGCTGGTATGTTCCTTCGTGGATCTTTCAACAGTCCAGCAAACTCATTTGGTAACTGGCACGAAATCTGGCATTCTGGTAACGACGGCACATTAAGTGGCTTAGACGCTGACAAGATGGATGGTCGCCAAGGAACTTGGTATCAGTCTGCGCAGCATATGGACTTTGGATACTTGAGTAATGAAAGATTACCAGTTCTCCAGAGAGAAAAAGATTTCCTATCCAAACTTCGTGTTATGGATTGGACAGGAAATGTTAGAGTTAATGTTCTTGTTAGAGATGAACTCTTAAATACAACACCGTTCGTTGCTGGTCAACCAGTTAACCTTTACACACCTAGTGGTATTTCTAGAGGTACAATTAGTATTACGAAGGTAGAACCAAATCAAGATACTAATGATCCTGCTAACAACTACACATTAATTACTGGTAGTTTAACAAGTGGAGATTTTGCTTCATTCGATGATGCTGAATTTATTGGTACTGGTGGTGTAGGTAATGCATTCCAATTCCAAAACTGGAACGTTTCACAAGTTGATGATAATGCAGATGGAGATATTGATGGAACATATGAAGTTATTAGTGGAGAGAGTGTTTCTGGTAATGCTCGCTTAAAACTTGGTAGAGCAGATGGAACAGCATCTGATCCTTCTATCTTCTTTAGATCTTCTGCACTTGTAGCAAGTGATTACAACGTAGCATTCATAGCTACTGGTGGTGGTAGTACCAATGGTAGTGGTAGTCTTGAGACAAAGGTAGGAAACAATAACGCATTTACTGTCAATGGTAACAGAATTTGGAACGAAGGTAACATTACCTTTAGTCCATCTAACAGTGCTGGTGTTGGTGTTATTCGCGATCAAAATGGTGATTTTGCTGCTGGTACTATCACAGCAAATCTAACTGGTTCTGCATCTAATAACGTTCTGAAAGCTGGTGATACAATGACTGGTGCTTTAGTCATCAGTAATGTTGTTGCTGCTAACCAAGCATTGCAGGTATCTGGTAGAGGAGATTTCCTTAGCAATATCACAGTTGCTGCTGATCTTGAGGTTGATAGTAAGACTTTATTCGTTGATGCTTCTGAAAACAAAATTGGTATTGGTGGTGTAACCGACTTCTCTACTCGCAGTGGTCAGTCATACGTTAAATTAAGGATGAGACCATCTGCATTTAACGGTTATGACGACAACCACCATATTGATTTTGCTCAGTTCAATGGTAACTGGGTAGATGGTTCTAGTGGAAATGACACTCAGTTTGGTATGTCATTTAGTTATGACGCTCAAGTAAGAGGTGGTCTACTCTATGACCATAGAGGTTCCGAGAGAATGGCACTCTGGTCTTCTTATGGACGCATTGCGTTCATGGTTGATGGTGGAACAAGTGGTAATGAAGTTCCAATCACTGTCTCAACTGAGGCAATGACCATCATCAAAGATGGTACAGTTGGTATTAACACGATATCTCCAAGTTCTAGTTACAAACTAGATGTTAATGGAGAATCTAGATTTAGAAACTTCATTACTCTTGATGATGCAGGTGATAACTCTGGTACTGGTTTATACTTCCTTGGTGCAACTGGTGGTTCTGATGGTTCTGGTGGATATCTAAGCAACTTCCGTGTTGGTAATAGTCTTGTTGGTAATGATATCTTTGAGATTACTGCTAATGACGGTACTCAAGGAGCAACTACTTGGAAGGCAACACCAGCACTTTCAATTCAAGGAACCAATAATAGAGTTGGTATTAACACCACATCATTCTCTGGACAAGATAACACAGATCCAAACAACATTATTACAAGATTCTATGCATTGAATATTGAAGGTAATTTCAATATCAATAACGGAAATCTATTTGTTGATAACAAACCATTTGTAACTTCTCGTTGGACAGAATCTCCTAATAATACTGATATTTACAGACCAACTAAAGTTGGTATCAACTTCAGTAGTGCTAAGAATCCAACAGAATCCTTAGATGTTGAGGGTAATATTGAAGTCTCAGGAACATTGAAAGCTAATGGTCAAGAACAATGGATTGATCAATATGGTGTTGTTAAAGTTGCTTCTGCAACCATTAATGAAGACCTAACTATCTCTTCTGGATTGAATGCTTTCAGTTTCGGACCTATTGGAGTAGGAGCAAATAATATTGTTACTATTCAAACTGGTGCGACATGGGTTATCCTTTGATCATAAATACAATTAACAAATCTCTTTTTAGTTTACAATGGGCGCAACTAGTGCATTAAAAATAGATAAAGTCCAAACTGTAGGTGGAAGTCAGGTAATGACACTTGGTGCTGGAGGATCCATCACATTTGATGGTTCCTTCTCTCCTAGTAATTTTGGTTTACCACAATGGGATGGTGCTAAAAATAGACCAACAACTAATCTTAGTTACGGATCTTTTGGATGGAACTCTAAAAACAATCAATTTGAATGTTATGTTGGAGTAGACGCTGAAAACAATGCTCTCTGGGCTGTGTTTTCTGGATTAAATGTCTCAGATGATTTAGACCCACAAAACTAGGAATAAAAATGGGAATTTTAAAAATTAAGGAATTACAGAGTAGTAATGGTGATACCGTCTTAGGAATCAATGATGACGGAACTATCAACATATCTAGTCAATACAATCCAGGTAATGTTGTATTAGGAACTTGGGATCAAACAACACGTCCAACTACAGGACTATTTCCTGGTTATGTTGGATACAATACAGAAAAAAGAAGATTTGAATTTTTCACTGGTTTTGATGACAGAGGTGATCCTATTTGGTACGGAGTACAAACTAGAGTTAGATTCAGTGCTTACGATTACACAGATACTAGTATATGGGATACTAATGAAGGGACTATGTATGATAAGGCATATCTAGCTATGCCAAGCGGACCTAGAACACTGCGAAGTTATGTGACAAGTTTTGGTTTAAACCAAAGCAGTAGTAATAACAACAACTCCTCATGGAATAATGGTCATGATGTGCGTTCTTTTGAATATAGAAAGAATGGTAGTTACTTTAACAGTGGTAATCTGGTTATGTTCAATGGAGACGGATCAAGTGATGGCGGTGACTGGGTGCTATTTAACTTTGGTAACCTTCGCGGATTTGATTACAACCCGAAATGGAATGGCAACCAGAGTGGTTGGGCATTCTTTGGAGGTGAATTTGCTAACCAAAGTATGTCAACCAGTGGTCAACCTGTTTCAAGAGGTTATATTTGGGGATTCAGTGATTCTGTTGGATGGGTAAAACTATGGCAGGATGATAGAAGCGGTAGCTGGGGAAAAAATAACTCTAGTTGGTACAGCTCTGGCGGTACAACAACCAGTGGTAATGGAAAATATTCCGCATATGACAACGAACCAATTACATACATAGGATTTAGCGTAAGGTAAAAATGGCAAACATTATTAGACTATCTCAAATTCAATCAAATGCTGGTAATCTAGCAATGAATTTGAACACCAACACAAATGGTGTGGAATTTACTGGAGGTTTTATTCCAGCTAGTTTGGTTATTCCTAACTGGGCTGGAGAAAATGCTAGACCCACCAGTGGAATTAGTCCTGGTTATCTAGGATTTAATTCAACTGATGTTCAGTTGGAAGTATATTGGGGAGTAGATCCAGATGACGGATCTGCAGTTTGGGGAACAACTGCAGGAAGAATAACAGGTGGTGGTGGTCTTAAAGCAGATATGGAATCTCTCAATTCTGCTCTTAATGGAAGGTCTTATAATGATGTTTCTGCAATTAAGGCTGATTTTGAATCTTTAGGATTTACATTGATTGCTACACCAGCATACCAAGGTATGGCAGAATCACAATCTGGAACTAGTAATATTAGCTCTCTCCGTCAATTCAATTCTTCAGAATTTGATTCTGGAACTGAAATTGAACTTACTGAAGGAATGGATAATAGTACTTTGGATGGGTATCCATATATGATATTTGCTGGATTTGGTCCTAATGGATTTGAAGGAACTGCAATCATGGCTTACAGAGATTATGGTTCTGGAACTTCATTGAAAAATTTCTTCTCTCCAAACCAAAATAGAAACCTTTACTGCTATGTTTTAAATAAAGATGGTTCAGAAGTAACTGATGTTTCTGGTAACACTTCAACAATCTATTCAGATAACCAACAACCTAACAGTAATGGATATTATTCAAGTGGTAGATTCGCAGCTGATGACGGATGTTGGGGATTTAGAATTGGTGTTTCAAGATTAGATGGTAACGGTGGTCCTTACTTGAACCAAAACCCGTCATCATCATACGGTTGTGAAAACAGGAACGGTGGTGACTCAGTTGATGATTTCTTCTGGGGAGGAGCAAGTAATCAAAGTACTACATCATATGGATTCTATTTTGCTGTTAGATATGTTTGATAAATAAACGTACATACACTATTATGTTTGATAACTATGGATCCTGAACAATTAAAGAAAAATTTTGAAGAGCAAATTGCTACTACAGTAAAACAAATTGGTGAATTAGAAACAAATTTAACTAAAGCAAAAGAATATAAAATTAAATTAGAGGGTGGTCTAGAAACCCTAAAACTGTTAGAAGAAAAACCAGAAGGAGAGACACCAGAAACTCCTGCTGAATAAATACCAGATCCCTTCTTCCTAAATAGGTAAGAAGGGATTTTTGTGTGTAATGGCATCTCCAAGTTCTAGAGCTGATCTTATAACATATTGCAAGAGGCAATTGGGTGAACCCGTGTTGCAAGTTAATATTGATGATGAACAGGTCAACAATGTAATAGACGACACGTTTCAGTTCTTCCAAGAGAACTGTTACAATGGTATGGAGCGTGCATACTTATATCATGAAATTACTGCTGCTGATAAAACTCGTTTTGCAGCAACAACTACTAAGACAGTTACTGATACTAATGTAACACCAAATGCAACTGGAACTTGGTTAGAAGCAACAAACTTTATTCCAATTCCTGATCATGTAGTTGGTATCACTAGAGTATTTGGTCTTGTTAGTAACTCAATCCGTTCTAATCTCTTTGGTGTTGAGTATCAGTTGTTCTTGAATGATCTCTATGCATTCGGATCACTAGATATCCTTAACTACTATATGAACAAACAGTATCTAGAAACTCTAGATATGGTTCTAAACAATGGATCTTTCCAGCAGTTTAGATTTACAGCACGTAATGATCGTCTATATCTTGATATAGATAAAGACTTTCTTCAAGAAGAAACTAAAGTTCTTATTGAATGTCATCGTCTTATTGATCCTACGGAAGCTACACAGATGAACAATGATATTTTTGTAAAGAGATATGCTACTGCTCTGATGAAGAGACAGTGGGGTATGAACTTGATCAAGTATAACAATGTTCAACTACCTGGCGGTGTTACTCTCAATGGTAGAGAGATTTATACAGACGCCTTAGCAGAAATTGAGAAAATCGAAAGCGAAGTTCTCAGTAAGTATGCAATCCCACCAATGGATATGATCGGATAAAATGCCTACCAGTCCCTATTTTCCAACTTACTATTCAGGTCACAGTGGCGAACAAGGTCTCGTTCAGGATCTTGTGGATGAGCAAATCAAACTGTTTGGTTCAGACGTATACTATATCCCTAGGATAGTTCTTCAAGACAGCACTCTGGATGAAGTTAGATACTCTAAGTATCAAGAGCAATTCCAGATTGAAATGTTGTTGCAGAACGTCATGGGTTTTGGTGATAACGCTGAGTTCATCTCCAAGTTCGGTTTAAGAATTACAGACGAAATTATCTTCAGAGTTTCAACT